CAGGCTCTGCCGTCAATAACTTTCCATCTTTTTTATCACTGGCGAAAAGCCCACCGCCTTCATCTCCTCCACCTTCGTCGCCGCCTTCGTCGCCGCCGCCACCTTCTTCACCGCCTCCGGATCCGGCTTCAACTGCCTTGTCTTCATCAGTATCGGCAATTCTTTCTTCAATTACAGCTTCAATCTGCTCTTCATTAAGCTCTAGAATATTTTTTCTAATATAGGTCCTGCTGACCAAACCTTCAGGTGCTGATCCTGCAATTTCAAATCTTGCTCTTATAAGCTCAAGCTTCTGCTGCTGAGCTATAGAGGATGGGTTGGAGAGCTTGAGCTCGAAATCGACCAAGTCTTCGCCTTCGTATCCGTGTGCGTAAAGATGAATCATGGCAAGTTTATTAAGCTCAGCAATAACTGTCTTCTGTATTCTAGAGATTGTTCTGCTAAACCTGATATCTTCTTGCGCTAGCGTTGCTTTTGCTCCTACTTCTTCATCATAACCAAGATACGCCTTTGGAATCTTTAGCGCTGCAAATAACTTTTTCTGAATGTATTGCACATCTTCAATTGCTGATGCATTTTGTCCTCCGGCAAGAGTATCAATTTTAGTACCAGACTCACCTCCACGTACAGGTAAGAAATAGTCCTCATCTACTGAAAGTGGGTTATACCTCAAGTCGACCTTTCCGGTGTCTCTGTCAACAATCTGGTTTCTCTTAAGGCTGGTTTTAGCTTGCTCGAGGTAGTTCGCAACCTCTTCGGGTGGAACGTTACCTACATCAATATAGAATACACGACGCTCAGGAGCACGAATTACCCTATAAACCAGCATCGCGTCTTCAATAAGAATAAGCTGGCGCCAGATTCTTCTAGCAGCTTCTAAGACAGAAGAGCCATAAGGTAGAAAAGAGTCATTACCTAAAAGCCTAAAATGTGAAAGCTGCCAGTTTTCTAGAATTTGATTTCCCTGTGTAATCCATCTAAATCTTACTGCCAGTGGATCATTTGGGTCAAACCCTTCTTCTCTTTCAATCTCTGATATTGCTATTGGGAATGCGTTTATGACGCCGTATTCAGGAGAAACATCGTTAAAAAGAAAGAAGTCGCCATATTTGCAAAGGTTTCTTACCCACATTACCAGATTAAATTCAACATTTAGAACTTCATAAAAAAGCTGCTCTAAAATTTCTTGCATCTTTCTATTTTCAGAATAGATGTGCAAGACGCGCCCTTTGTCATCAGGTGAGACTGTTTCTTCTGCGTAGATGTCTAACGCTGACGCTATCTCAGGTGTGGCTTCCATTTCAGAGAAGTCACTGTATCGTGACATTCTATCGAATGAGCCATACGAAGAAAGCGTACTATTGTAGACATCGCTATGTGCCCTCTTAAAAACTTCTAGTGCTGTGGACGTTGCACTTACTTTGCCTGCTTGCCCTCTAATCCTTCTTTTTATAACAGGACCAGAGCGGAAAAGCTTAGTAAGTCTTACAAAAAGATTTTGATTCTTTTCTGCCATGTTTCACCTTCTATCTGTCTAACTAGGTTTATACTGCGTATTGTTCATCAGATAAACTAAAGCAGCCAACTCATATCACCATACGGACTATTACTTCCAGATGTCGTAAAATTCTCAGCTGTGTATACACTGAATGGGTTGTAATTTCTCTTTGCCCATGGATTTTTAATGTGCTCGTGACCCCTTGAGTTGACACCAAAGCCATCTAACATTGCCTTGTTTAGGTCAAAAGAGTGCTTACTATGCACAGGAGAAGTATCATACAACCAAACGCCGATTGCTAAAGCCATCATTAAATCGTCGTTTTGGCCTTTTTGTGCCTGTGCTTTATTACCTCGCCAAATAAAGGTCTTCGCTTCTTCATATAGTCTAGATGAATAAGTCTTTATCTCTCTATTTCTTATAACTTGCTCGAGCTTTGCAAGAATTTGATTCCTTGACTGGCCTGTGGTTGCAAATCCAATTTTACCAAGATCAACTTCACCGAGCCCGTAAAGAGCAGAGAATCTATCTTTTTCATTTTTGAAATAAAGATTCTTGTAGTCTAAGTCTCGAAGCTTCATAATGACAGCATACCCGTATGTATTGTTTTCAGGGCAAATTAGTGCTTCGTTGTATCGCTTTCCGGCTTCAGCCAGAAGAGTAGCAAATTGGTCTGGCGGAGTTTTTCCTTTGAACTCAGCAACTACTTCGGATGTACCTGTGTCTATTACGTGAAATGTACTGTAATCAGCAGCATCTCCTCTGGACACGTCTGCTGAAATTATGTATTTGTGTTCTGATAAGCTGTATTTCCATACCCAAACACCCATCTCAGGGCCCCATCGCTCAATAGGTCTTTTAATATTTGCACCTAACCATTCGATATCTTCTGTGCTTAATACTGTGTCGCCAGAAGCGGCAAAGTCACACAAAAGCTCTTGAGCGATCTGCTTCTTTGATAAGTTTTTACTCTCACTAGCAAACCATTCTTCACCATGCTCCGGGTGAACATCCCAAGGTAGCTTTATCGGATTAAATTCGTTTTCTCCAGACTCAGCTTTTACCCACAAATCATGATATTGGCCGCCGACACCATTAGGTGTTGACAATATAATAGCGCGACCACCAGTTGACAACGTAGGATACAAACCGGTAAACAACTCGTCAAAGTTTCTAACAAAAGCTGCCTCATCTACAATTAGTAGAGATAACGCTTCTGAGCGTCCGGCGTCGTCTGACGTTGGTACAGCTTTGATTTGTGAGCCATTACTAAACTCTACAGCCTGCTTGTTGTTTCCTACGATTTCGGGCATTAAAAGCCACTTTGGCATGCTTCGAATTGCAACCTTTACTTTCTTTATAAAGTTTTGTGCAACAGCTAATTTTGTTGCAATAACAAGGACATTCTTGTCTTTATAAAAACAAGCTAGCCAAACAGCGTATGCTGCAGAAAGAGTTGAGATTCCAAGCTGTCTAGACTTAAGAATTATGTTAAATCTATGATCGTTAAAGTCTTTGACACAATCATCCTGAAACGGGTACGTGTTAAAGTCAATCAGCCCTTTTGTTGGGTGCTGAATCTTTAAGTACCTATTCATAAAGTATACAGGATCTTTGCCACAGCGCACAATCTCTTTAATTTGGCGCTGCTTGCTAGTAATAGCCATTAGTCCTGCAACTTGAGTCTATGGTGTCTTCTATAGTAAGCTGCTCTTCGAGGGGCGTGAATTGCACCAGGCAATATCTCTAAGTCATCATCGGCAAAAACCTCTTTTAGCTTAAGTGCATTACCAGTAATTTCCTTATAAGCAGACTTTAGTTCAGAAATCTTATCAGTCAAAATCTGAACTGCTTCTTCAGTTACTCGGGTCATCTGACCTCTAATCGCATGCTCTCCTGCAAAGTGGACAATAGACTGATATTTCAGAATCAGCGAGTCACCTTCGAAGCTGGCCGTAATTGACCTTGAACCTCTTGGGCTTGACTCATTGCCAAACGTGGTATTAAGAAGAGAGCTTAGTATTTCATGTTTTGTAAGCATTGTTTTCTCCAATTTGCTGCTCAGATAACTAAATATGATGGTCTAGACAACAGATTCTCCCGGTATTTCGAGATGTTTTCTTCCGATGGGCGCCAACCTTCCTTCCATTTTTGTAAGTTAGGCTCTACCCAAACTACTTTGCACTCATTGCAGCATTCATGGTCATTGTATGCTAAAATGTCTGTCTGATCTCTAATCGTGAAACCGCATACAGGGCAATCTAGTGGTATTTTATTTTGAAGTTCTTTGCTCTTTATATAGAACCCCAACTCGTGTTTAATCGCACTACTCATAAACTACCTTTGAATTTTTATTCTTCTGGGTTATATCAAGCACGTTGTCCACCCCATCTTTTACAGCGTCAACATGTGATATGACAAGAATGTTTCTAAACCACTTCTTAAGAGAAGACAAGAGGCGATTGCATGACTCAACATTCATGTCATCTAATGCACCGAATCCTTCATCAATTATTAGAAGATCGGTCTTTGGTAAAGATGACACATTAATAAGTGCAACTCGAATGGCAAGCGAAGCCATCATTTTCTCCATACCTGAAGCACATTCAATTATTCGTCTAGAATCTCCGTAGTTAATAAAAATGTCCATGTCATTAGACCCGGGCGTCGCCTCTAAGTCAACTGTAAACCCTACGACACCTGTCAGAATTTTTGATATTTCTTCGTTTATTAGCGGTAGCTGAGACGACATTATCTGGAGAGGTATTCCTTTCTTAGAGACAGCACTCATGAATAAATCGTACGCACGCCACTGAACTATTAGGCTTCCGTACTTCTTCTTTTCTTCAGTGATTTTTTCTATCTCAGCTTCTAAATGACCAATTGATTCGGTCAACTTAATTCTAACAGCGTCTTTGGAATTTATCTCGTCAGCCACTAAACTTATTTGACGCTTGGCTTGCGATATCTTGTCCGCTTCATCAGAATTAGATACACGCATTTTCATTGTTTGCAATTCTCTTACTGCATTGTCAACCGTTTCTTTAAGCGCCTTCTTTTTCGTATTTGTCCTACTGAGCTCTAGTCTATCGTTCCCTAAAGAAACCTGTAGTTTGCTTGCACGCTCAAGAATCTTATCATATTTTTCTATCTTTTCTTCTAAGTCTTCTTTCTTAATAACGTTTAACGACTTTCTCGCTGCCCTAACCTTTTCAAGCATGTCAGCAACTGACTTTTCCTGTTCTTCGAGCCTCTTCTTGTTTTTATGTGACTCTTTAATAAACTTACATGTTGGAAACTGATCACCGCACGGAACTTCTTCTAAGAGTTTAATTGACTTCTTTTGTGACTTAAGGAGAGTTTTACCTGTAGAGTGTTCATGTGAGAGTGAAAGAAGAGTTCTTTCAAGATCTTGCTGTGCTGCCAACCTTTCACGCAAGTCGTCTATTGGAAACTGTCCTTTTATCGTTTCAATGGTTGCTAATTTTGCTTGTGCAGAAGTTATAGCAGATTCGTATTCTTCGGACTTCTTCTTAAGGTTCTCTAGATTCTCCTTTGCGTCATTAATTTTTTCTTGTTGATTTTCAATATCAGCTGTAGTCACCAAGTCTTTATTGTCGCTAGTTGCAAGCGCTATCTTCATTTCTTGAATCTGAAGCCTTAGCTTAGAGATTTGGGCTTCAGTTGCAGTCCGCTCCTTTTTAAGAGCTCTTCTCTCGGCCCTCTTCTCCCCAATAAGAATATCCCAGTCACGATCAGGAACATTTGATAGCTGTCCTTTTATCGATGCAGCGTCTTCTTTGGCTAACGCGTACATTTCGTCAAAGATTTCTAAGTCTAAAAACTTGGTTAGAATATTTTTTCGTTGTGTAGCTCTATGCTTTATAAAGTTATTCATTTCTCCTTGGCTAGCCAAAGAGGTCATTAAGAAATCATCAGACGATCCTACAATTGCTTTTAGAGTTTTTTCTGTTTCTCTTCTTTGTTCCCCGTTAAGATCACGAAGTTCGACCCCATTAATGTCTATTTCGCTTAAGTTAAGATGTGTTACAGCACTTTCTTGCCCTCTTCGATTTGTCTTTTTAACTGCCTGCCTTTCGATCTTGTATAGCTTGCCATTTGCACTAATTGTGGCTCTAGAGACGCAGTGTCCCTTTCTAGAGTTTATAATGTGCAAGTTCTTTATAGGGCCGCGATCAGTAGTATTGAAAAGATTAAACATAATTGTCCCAGGAATTGAAGATTTTCCTGTCCTGTTCTTGCCAAAAATACCTGTAATTCCACTTAGAGCGTCAAAGTCAACAACGTTGTCTTTACCGTAGGCAAATGTATTGTCAAACTCGAGGCGCTTCAAAGACCACTTAATGTTTCTTACAGTATCAGCTCTTGCAGCTTGCTGTATGTATTTGTGAATTAGTTCTTCAATTCTGGTCCACTCATCTTTCGAAAGATTTAGATCTTTATAGTACTCTTTTGCCAAAGCTACTTGTGTTGATTCGTCTCTTAGGTCTGTTGTGCTTAGCTCTCCAGTGCTTGTCTGTATTTTTG